TATCCTCCGCTAGTTTAAGAGAACGACGGTATATGAGATATTTTACCACAGGATTGCGTGGATTATGTAAAAACCACCACCATTGGCGTTGAATATATGCTTTTGCTAACCTTGTGACATAAAAAAACGCAGCGGCAACGCTATCATCAGTTACGATGAAGTACGCTGCCACTGCGAACAGTGAGAGTATTATATAATAGGAGTCCATTAGTTGAACTCCTGGTTCCTACGCTCATCCAAATATCTGATAATTTCGTCTCGCCACTCCATCAACTCATTGAAACACTTCTGATTGTGAGCACACTGACGAAGTTCATGGTCTGGTTTTAAGACACTTTCATAAAACAAACCCAGAGCATCGCGGCGCTTTTCGTGTTTTTCGTTCATAGGAACTCCTCAAGAGTTGACGTTTGCTTTTTTTGAATTTTAATCTGCTTCTTGATAAAGTCAACAGATTGTTTATAAGTCTTAAACTCTCCAGCATGTTTGCCATTATGTATAATCGCAAACCCTTTATTACCCCTTCCAGCAAAGGGAATTGCTGCCCACATACCGTCGTTTGTTACGAAACCTTGCGGATCTCCTGGTTTGGGTTCAAGAATACCAGGACGATCAATATGGGGTTTGAGAAACTTACCCATCAAAAAACAGCAGTGACACTAATGACCTGAGCGTTAGGATTGCGGGCAAGAGCAACTTGACGTGCCTCTTGATAGTCCCTAGCAATCACAATTTCGTCAAACACTTTGCCAGCAACGAACAGTTGAACTTTGCACTTCATGATAAATCAGCGACGAATGATGGAAACTGCGGGTTCACCTTTTTCAAAGACAGTATCAACAACTGCCTGTACGCTCCGTGCGGTGCTGATACCCACTTTATCAGCAACAGGAACACAAACCAGTCCAAAGGTCTTCTGAGCGCCACCCAGGCGGATTACACGCCCGATTGACTGAGAGATACCAATGTAGTCCATGTTACGCATGAACATCACAGCATCAAGTCCTTTGACGTTGATACCTTCAGACAAAATAGAGTGATGCATAATGACGAAACGAGTGTCACTTTCACCCCAAGCATTGAGAGTCTTGAAGAACTCATCACGGGTAACTTTCTTACCATTGATGATAGCACCAGTCTTAGATGTAATATACATCCAGTTGTAACCACGCATCTCAAGTTGAGAAGTGAAGTCAGACTGAGTAACAAGACGGACGATCTGCTTCGTAGAACGAGCAGCAATCAAAATCTTGTCTGCTGTGTTGTCATCAATGGTATCCAGCAGATTCTTAGAATCAGACTGCTTGAAGTCACCTTGAGGCAACTGAGTCAAACGAACAACAGGAGGAAGAATATAACCTTCTTCCACAAGTTTAGGAGCAGGAACATTACAAATGACCTGACCATAAACACGAGAGTCATTCATCCCAGGTTTCCGAGAAGTGACAGAGTGCTTAGGAGTTGCGGTGAAAAAGTAGCAACGATCAGCATACTGACTGAAAAACTCAGTCGGCACAAAGAAGTTGCGCTGAACAGAGTTGTGCGCTTCGTCAAAGTAGATAGTGTCAACAGAAATACCAGACTGAACCACCTTTTCCAACGAATGATACGTCGTAAAGATGATGCAGGACTCACCAGCAGTGCGGGCGGTATTGTTGAACAACTGAATCATGCGCGGTTTGGTGGTACTGAAGAAGTCAGTATCACCACTGTGAACATGCATCACATGGAGTCGATTGTCAGGAACCAACTCCAGAAACTCCTTACAAAGTTGCTTGGCAAGAAGAATACGAGGAGCAACAACAACGACAGTGTTAGAACCACTGCGATTCAGGTAGTCTTGAATCATACAAATGGTCTTGCCGCCACCCGTGGGGATGATGACCTGTCCTTTGTCATGTGCCAGCATGGCATCAACTGCCTGCTGCTGGTGGGGGCGAAGGGTGATGGTCAAATGGGTGTCCTGTTCAGTATGGATATATTATAGCAGAGAACCGCCCACGAGGCAACCCAGTGGACGGTTCGCAAACTGGTTCACAACCAGTTGAAATTGATATTGTATCTTCCCTTTTGATTTGATGTTGTAGAAGACGCATGGTATTCTGATCCATCAAAAAGTATCATTCTATTAGCAACACTCTGAACTTTATCACCATTACTCATTCTTGTGAATCCATCACAAGTATTGAGAGAAAACAATCCAGCATGATGAGTGAATGAAAAGTCAAAGTGTTGAGCGTGTTCTTCTACTTTTATGGTGTACGGATAGAAGTTAGCTTTGATTCTAATGAATGACTTAAAATCTATTTTGTTGAAGAACAAACTAGCGATGTAGTCAAAGTGTGGACTCAATGGAACTATATCATAAATCCTCTGAACTCCATACCAATTCCATAACTGTTCCTCAGTTCCTTTATCAAAATCTTTATTATCAATTCTATTTGCAACTTCAGTGATGATATTCCAAGTAAAGTCTGAACTATCTCTACTACCAACAATCAAACTTTGTAAGTTATTAAAGTCTTCTTCTTCCAAGAAGTTTTCAATTATTTCATACGCCATTAGTCTTAAACCGTTGTTCAGGTATTATAGCAGAAATCGGTACACAATCAAATCTTTGTGACACCAATTAAACTGGCACACTACCTATGGAATGTACTTTACTGCTATGGTAAATCTATGTTTGTCCCGAAACGACGTTGCTTTATGGCGAATATCTGCGTCAAAGTAGACTAGTCTATTCGGTACTGGTGTTACACCGTAGATTTCATTATCTACAATGAATTGTGTTTCTCCACCATCATTATAGTTCCATTCTTCTGTTGGGTAGTATAAAAAAGTTACCGCACCTTTTTCTTCCCAGTCAATATGAAAGTATGGATTCTCCGATGGAGCAAAACAATTCACATACATTCGATGAAGAAATAAATTCGAAACAATCTCTTGAGTTTTTGATTGAAAAATTTGATAGATTAGTTCAGTCTCATCAATCTCATGTACCATTCCTGTGGGTGGTAAATCATAATCATCAGTCTCACCCCAAGTGTACTTTGCTGTTTGGCAATAATTTAGAACATATTGGCATTGTTCTACTTCCAAAAAATTATCTCTAATCTCAATCATAATTCTTCTTCTCCATACTTTGTGATTACGATATTGAACGATATTGTAATCCTTGGATAATTAGTTTTCTTACAAGGTAGAACTCGATGAACAAGATAAGAAGGAAACATCAATAAATCTCCTTCTTCAACATTTGGAACATAGACTTCACCACATCTATTGGAATCTAGTTCAAGACTTAGACATCTCAACTGCGATAAAGGATCTCTAAACTCTGGTGGAGTATGTTCTTCTTTATTGTAAGAAAGAAAATGTATTAAAGAGAAGTGACTTTGGTGAAATGGATTACCTAGATGATCATGGTCTTCCTGATACTCACCATCACTATAATAGTTGTACCAGATATTCTTTATAGAAAAATTAAATTCTTTATCGAATATCTTTTCTAGAGCAGTATTGTATTCTCGAACAAGTAATTCTCGATAGGTAGAACCCTTTTGTAAAATCTCGAACCCTTCTGGTTCTCCCTCAAAAGATGTTTTTACACTACCTGTACCCCAGTCTTCTGGAATTGTAAGGAGACTAGAGTTCTGAATTATCTTTGGAGATAATTCTTCCTTAAGAGTATTATTACCACTCAAATTAACTTTGAAGATGGTTGTCGGGAATATCTCTATAGAGCTCTTATTCATAATATATTATTATCTTCAAACCCAACAAAGGTATTCTAATGAGATTTTAGGTTCTTGTCAAGCCCTAATCATAAAGGAGAGGATCTAAAGCACTATGAACAAAGAATGTATATGCCATTCTTCCAGTCTCTACTGATGTTCCAAAGGCATCAGATGGAGCATGAATCCTAAATGATTCATATGCGACTAGACGATTATATTTGTTTTCTATATTTACAATCTTATTTTCTTCCCCACATAAAATAGATGTTCCAGAACTTGGTGTCGCGTCTGGAGTTAGATACACTACACCTGCCAAAAAAGAACTATCCTGATGAAACTTATTCTGTGGGAAAAATGGCATGGACTTTAATGTATCTTCTGTAGAAACATGAAAGTATGCCGTTACTGTGTACTCTTCATTAAATTCACCAACATCAAAATGCTTCTTACACATCTCAAATATTTTTTTGGAATATCCTATTAGAAGTTTTTGTTCAGAATAAAACTCCGAACCTACTTCTTGTTGACAACAAGGGCAAACAGTATCCAGAGAACGAATTGGTAAGGATCTATATCCTCTCCATCCAGTTCTTCCCCGATTATCGTTTCCTTCTCTATAATGTCTTGAAAGTGCTATTCTTCTAATCTCATCAGGATCTTCAAAGAAATTATCAACTATAAGAGTATTCAACATCGCTAAGACATCAATAAAAAAATATTTATTTACTATTCCCAAGAGAAACTTAGTGTTATTCTTGGACCAGAAACTATTGGATCGTGAAAAGAACCTTCTGGTATAAACAAAGTATCTCCTGGATTTAGAGTGTACATGACATCTTCACATTGGTATGAAGTAGTACCCTTTGCTTGAACTAATAGAACATCTACGGGATCAAAATGATTTCCAAAAGTTGTGCTATTATTAGCAAAGGAAGTATACATGTGCATGACCTTAACACCACAGTCTTCACTTACTTCTTTGAATGATTCTCCTATTGTGCCAGGGTAATAATCACCCTGTAAAAAGAACGTAGGAGGATTTGGTGCCTCCTCATTCCATAGTGTTATCATTTCAGAAGATTCTTTTGCTATCTTTTCAATAGCATCATCCCAAGAAATGTTTTTTACAATCGGATACTTATTCTCTGTGAAAACTATCATCCTAACTCCATATTAAATGAAATAATTTTTCTTGGTTTGTCTGAAAGACTTGGTTTTGTTTGGTGTAGAACATTTGCGGGGAAAAATATTATTGTCCCCTCATCAACATATGGTGTAAAATGTAAATGGGAAAAAGTAAAAGAATCTACGAATGGAGATATAAACTCTGGTGGAAAGTGCTCTGAAGAATCGTATTCGATGTAGCAAATAGAACTCATCATAGTGTTGTATGCTCCATGATCATGCACAGAATGGAACATATTTTTTCTCTGCTCTTGAAAC